AGTTAATATAGCTAACTGAATTAGAAATTTAATCATTTCTTTATTATCTCGGTTCATCTGTTAAACAATCATATATTATACAAACTGTTTCTAGTTGTCCGTTAACGTCCACAAAGTAGCAATCTTCACAAACATTGTCGTCAGGTGAACAGGAGCTGAATAAAGCTATCGCTGTAGCTCCTATCAATACGTATTTTAAAAATTTAGTTCTCATTACCAAGTAGTATAGCCAATAGTTAATAAATTAATTATAAACATTAAGATTCCTCCGACAAATACACCCATAAGGAAATCTATTATTAGCCATTCAGGTTTATGAGATAATCCTGCTCTCTTTCTGTTTAATCGTCTTAGTTTTAAAAGTGTTTTCATTATTAAAAGTTATTTAAAAGGTTGTTAAATTCGTAGTCTTGTGAAGAATAAGTATCTTCGATTAATTGTTGTAATTGATAGTTCATTGTTTTGTTTTTTAAGCGTTATAAAATAAATAGTTAATTGCTTCTGTTTCTGTCATATTATACTCTTGAATCATTTTGTTAATCCAAAGAAGCTGAGTTTTTGTTAATTGTTTTTTCATTGTTTTTTGTTTTACTCTACAAATATACAACATAATAAATGTATTATGCAAATATTTTTTAAATTATTTACGAAAACTTTTACGAAAACTTTTTATAAAAAGCTAAAGCCCTCATAATGAGAGCCTTAACTAATTAGGGTTTTAAAAATAAATTATATATTTTCTCCTTCCAAGTACTTTTGAAGTGCAGCCAAAGAACGCCAAGCTACCTTAGCTAGATGTAAAACTCCGTCAGTATCAACAGGATTAACTCCGTGGTCAATTAAATGACGTGTTAAAGCGTCTAACTCATCTTTACTCTTAGCTCTATCCCAAAACAAAGGTTGATTAGGATTGTGCTGATCATTACCTGCTTTAGAACATTTAGCTACTTCTTTAAGTGCATCAGGGAAGTACTTTAATACTCCACTAAATACAGGCGTAGCTTTACGCTTTTGAGCTTCTGTAATAGCTTCTTTTACACATTCATCATTTGAAGCAGGGCAGAACAACTGTTCTAAAACTCCTGCTCCTTCTATTGCATCTAGTTCTATATTCATTATAATACCATTAATTCATTAATAGCTGTACGTCCTCCAATTACTACAGCACAACCTATAGCGGGTTTTTTCCCTGCTTTAGCGTAAGCCATAGCGTAACTAGCGAAGTCAATACCGCAACCTACTTGGCAGCCAAAGATTCTAGTATTAGCTCCAACAAAGTACTCAGTATAAGCTTGAGTATGTAAGTGTCCTTGAACAGTAGAACGCATATCAGCTCTAGCTTTAGTCTTAGCTGTTCCTGCTTCACCGTGAATATAATGAACTCCGTCAATATCTACAGAAGTTACAAAGTTCCAATTAGGTGTATTTAATACTTCTTTATAATCTTTAATCCATTGTTTAGGTACAGCAGAACTCTGAGCTTTTCTCATAATAATTCTATCGTGGTTACCTATAGTAACATCAGCATCAGGAAAACGGTGATACCAACGCTCTAAACGTTTAATAGCTAATTCTAATTCTTGAGAGCCTCCCATTCCGTTAGCATCTGTTTCGTGGTAAGATGAATAATGATTATCAATAACATCTCCAATAAATACAACTCTATTGCAATTGTATCTTTCATAAGTTTGTACGCAGTGATCAAAATAAGATTCTAAGTCAAAAGGAGCGTGTAAGTCTCCAATAACTAATACTCTGCTTTCTTTTTGGTTAAAGAATTCAAAGTTTACTTTCTTTTGTCCGTGTAATCTAGGTCTAAAATCTGACATATTTTTTATTGTTTTATAATTTGATAGTGCAAACATACAAAAATATATTCACACTACCAAACTTTTTTTAATATTTATACTTTTTATTTTCTTTTAATTCCTCTTTCTTCTCTATAATTTTACTAACGTGATATAATTCTAACGCTAATCTTTTATATTTCTCAGGTCTAGTCTCATTTTGTCCTGTAGAGTGAAGCCATTGAAGTTTAGTAGCCATTTGATCAGCAACACTATAAAGCTCCCTAAGTGGCATCTTAAAGAGCTTCTTTGTGTTTAGTTCCTTAACCATTAGCAGAAACGTATATTTCTTTTAATTCTCTTAGCATACCTGCAACGCAAGGCGAACAGTTTGAGACTTTACGCTTAGAGTTAAATACGTTATTATAAATCTTTACTAATTCTTTTTGTTGTTCTGAATTAACATAAGATTGTTTAAGAGCAAAAAACTTAGTTAAGTATTCATTATCTTCAATAGATAAATCATTTAAGTTTCTATTAGGAAACAACTTGTTCAAAGTTTCTTTTCTTGCAGCACAACCGCAATCGTCTGTTAAAGATTCTACTACAGCTTTAATTCCTGTAGCTTCTGTAATAGATTCTACAACGTCTCCAAAGCCTTTATTTGCAGCATCACCTAAAATGTCTAATACTACAGCTTTTTTAACTTTTAGCTTTTGTGCTATTTTACCTGCTTTAAGTCCTTCGGCGTGAAGTTCAAAAATTTTGTCGTTTAAATTATCCATAATTATTTATTATTAATTGCGTTTAAATGTCCTTGATTAGATTCTAATGCTTCTAAAATTTCTATTCTTGTCATAATTCTCCATTTTTAAAGTCGATATAGTCTTCAAACAACTTATCGGCTATTATTAATTTACTTTTCTTAATTGATAGGTATATAGTTTGAATACCTAAACCTGATTCTTCAGCTAATACTCTGAAAGATTTACCTGTCTTTAGATACGTTCTAAATAGTTCGTAGTCAAACCATTCAACAGACTCTTTTAAAACATCATACATTTTAGACTCTAATAAATCTTCCTGTATTTTAACAGGATCAATTCCTTTATCCTCTAACATATATTTTTCTTCCATATCATACTCATCACCTACAAAGTTATATCTACATTTCTTAACTCTTTTTAACTCATTTAAAACTATTGATCTTACTGTAAAAAACATATAGCCTTTTGTAGCTTTATCGTTAGTTATAATCTTGTCATATAAGTCATCATATTTCATTAACTTTATATAAGCGTCTTGAACATAGTCTTCAGCATAATTTCTAACCTCGTGGTTATTACCTGCTATAGCCTTAGTCATAGTAATAAATTCAGAGTGATGCTTAGCTAGAAGCTCTATAGCTTTATTTGTATTCATAAGAAGCAATATTTATAGTTATAAATCCTAAAGCTATTTGTAAATTTACAACTTCAGCTACTTCATCTTCATTTCTAGTTAAAGCAAATCCAAAGAATAAGCCAAAAAATAAACCTACTTCTATACTAGTATTCTTATTAGTAGTCCACATATGTAAACCAACTAAGAATAAAAGTAATATGCTTATTATTATTATCATAATTAAAATTTTAAATTGTTATCAAATTTATCTACTGAGATTACATCTCTACCTGCTATAGTGAAAGCTGTATTACTGGGCATCATTCGTAAGCTAATAGGTGCATCATATGGAGTAGGTCTACCGCCTGTCTCTGTTTCTTTTACCTTTGTTACGTGAATATCTGAATACATCCATCTCTCAGGGTGTTGAGTATATCTGTGAATAGAAACAACGTCATCAGCTCTATTACCCCATTTACCCCCTCCTTCTACATCTGCCATACTAGGAGGCATAGGGAAACCTGCAAACTCGTGATCTTGAGGATGCTTTCTTCTTAAAGCTTCTGTAACAGCGTGACAGTTAAGCCACATAGTTACGTTATTCTCTTTACAGAACAATCTCATTTCTGAAGCTATTTGATAGTCGTATTCGTGACCTCCAACGCTTCTTAATAGTTGAGCATCTTTTGCTAGAGAGTTATAAGGATCAACAAATAAACCGTCATAATCAAAAACCTCCTTTATTTTCTTAGCTTCTTCCATTAAGGTTCTAGCTGTATATATTTTATTTACTGAGATTATTTTGAAATGATCGTTTATCCAATTTAATTCTTCTTCTATTCTAGCATCAGGGAGCTTCTGTACAGGTGTAGCTGTTTTAAATTCTATAAGTTTTCTAGCTATTGAGTAGTCAGTATTTTCTGATGA